TATGAGCCTCAATCGCTATGCCGCCAAAAGAGACGCCAACGAACTGCCCATCGTGCACGGTTTGGAGGCCCTCGGGTACTGGGTCATTCGCCTGGACACGCCCGTCGACCTACTGGTCGGCCGCACGGGCCGCCCGCACTTTGCCTTGCTCGAGGTCAAGATGCCGGGCAAAGGGCTGACACCGGATCAGGTCAAGTTTTTTGCGCTCTCAGAGGGCGCGGTGCGTTTTGTTGTTCACAACTTGGAGGAAGCCCAACGTGTCTGCAACGTCTGGATCGACAACTGTGAACCCTGATCGGCGGGCGCGCAGTCACATGGCGCCCGAGATCCAACTGGTGCACCTGCGCCTCGAGGCGTGGTCACGCTGGGCGCGAGATAAGGCGCCGGGCGGTTGGCCGGAGCGCACCATCCTTGGCCGGCTGATCGAGGAGGGGCCGGGCGCCAGTCACGGCACGGGTCAAGTGTCGGACATGCCGGAGCCCGTGGCCATCACCGACCGCGCGGTCGCCCACCTGAGCGGTGAGGATCGCGCCGTCATCCGGGAGTACTACCTCAAGTGGGCGCCGCGTGAGCTGCTCGCACGCCGGCTCAAGCTTTCCTTGCGTCGCTTCGATGCCGTTCTGAACCGCGCTCGCTGGCGAGTGTGTGGATACATTTCGAGTGCAATTTGATTACGGAATCACTTTGTTAGATGGTGGCATCGTGCGAATGAATGTATCGCACTCATACCCCCTCCCGCGTTGTTATGTAACGCGTCTTGAGCCCCGCCATTGAGTGGGGCTTTTTTTTATCTCAGGAGCCCGCAATGGCTGTCGATAAGCATCCTTCCCGGCGCCCGTCGCCGCCCCGCGAAATGCCGGCTTCTGGCCCGGGCGCACCGCCGAAGCTCAAGGCCGAGATCCACGAGGGCTCGGGCCAGCACGGCGTGCCGTACGGCTTTAAGCACGAACTGCGCGTCAGCTCGACGCCGCACAAGTCGGAAATGGCCCACCACTTCCACGACCACCACAAGGGCAAGGCGCCGCACGCCGGCCGCGAGGAAGCGGAAGAGCCGCGCCACCACCACGTCGGCAAGGCGCACCGTCCGGGCGACGAAAAGCACGACGACGAGCCGGGCTAATGTCCTCGCCGCATAAGGGCGACAACCTGGCTAAGTTCATGGGCCGCTTCATGGACGGCGAGGAGTCGACCGTTGGCAAGTACAAGCGCCGCAAGAAGCGCCGCCACGAGGATGAGGCCGAAGACAAGGCGCTCATCCGGCGCGAAGTGAAAACCTCAGCTCTCAAGCATCCATGATCCTCTCGCCCCCGAAGCCGCAGATCCGACAAGAAGGTCTCGACATGCGCGATGGGCGTGTCGAGTGGGTGGACGAGAACATCAAGCCGCTGGGCGATCGGATGATCGTCCGACCGCTCAAGGTCGAGCTGTCGACCACCATCGAGGCCCATTGGCGAGGTCGCACCCTACGCGGTGAGGTTGTCGCCATCGGCCCGGGCGAGTTCCCCAACCGATACAACAGCGACCGCTCCAAGGTCTGGAAGTCAAAAGTCTTTCGCCCCACCGAAGTCAAGGTAGGCGATATCGTGGAACTCGGCGGCTTGGACATCGGTGGTTACGCGTTCCCGCGGATCATGTACCGCGGCGAAGAACACATCATCGCGTCCGAAAAGGACGTGGCAGGAATCCATGCCAGGCAATACCGCGCAGCAGCTGGTTAGCTATCAATTCAAGCCCGGGCAATCGGGCAACCCCGGCGGCAGGCCCGTCGGCGCGCGACTGAAGGTTACAGGGTCATTCCTGAACCGACTCGCGGACGATTTCGAGCAACACGGCAAGCGGGCGATCGAGGCGGCCCGCGAAGAAGACCCCATGGGTTACGTGAAGATGATTGCATCTTTGCTGCCCAAGCAGGTCGAGCCGGCCAAAGCCTTGGAAGACTTGACCGATGACCAACTCACAGCCGGCATCGAGTTCTTACGAAGCCAGCTTGCTATCCGCGCTGATGAAGGAAGCGGATTTACGCAAGCGCCAATCGAGGCTGAAGTCGTACGGCCCGTACCAAAAGCAACGTGACTTCCATGCCGCCGGAGCCAGTAACCGAGAGCGGTTACTCATGGCTGCTAACCAAGTCGGCAAGACCTGGTCAGCCGGCATGGAAGTGGCCATGCACGCCACAGGACAATATCCCGATTGGTGGCAAGGCCGCCGATGGGATCGAGCAACAACTGGCTGGGTTGCCGGCATCACCGGAGAAAGCACCCGAGACAACGTCCAGCGCATTTTGCTGGGACGCCCGGGGCAATTCGGTACCGGTTCGATACCGAAAACGGCGATTGTTGACTACAGCAACACCCGCGGTATCGCCGACCTAGTCGACACGATCAGCGTTCGCCATGCCACCGGCGACATCTCCACAATCGCACTTAAATCGTATGAGAAAGGTCGCGAGAAATGGCAGGGCGAAACGCTGGACTATGTGTGGTTTGACGAAGAGCCGGACAGCGACATCTACATCGAAGGGCTGACCCGCACCAACGCCACGAACGGCATGGTGTTTATGACGTTTACCCCGCTGTTGGGTATGTCGAACGTCGTGCGTCGGTTCATCATTGAGAAAGTCCCCGGCACGTCCGTCACGACCATGACGATTGACGATGCGAGCCATTACTCGGACGAGCAGAAGGCCGCGATCATTGCGTCCTACCCCGAGTTCGAGCGCGATGCCCGTACGCGAGGCATCCCGGCTATGGGCTCGGGCCGCGTGTTCCCGATCGCCCAGGGCGCGATTCAGTGTGAATCGTTCCCGATTCCGCAGCACTGGCCGCAGATCTGCGGTCTGGACTTCGGTTGGGATCACCCTTCGGCGGCCGTCCGCATGGCATGGGATCGGGATGCCGATTGTTTATACGTCATTGCGACGCACCGAGCGCGTGAGCAGACGCCGGCCATGTTCGCCGCCGCGGTCAAGCCGTGGGGCGATTGGTTGCCCTGGTCGTGGCCGCACGACGGTCTACAGCACGACAAGGGCTCGGGCGAGCAGCTGATGGCGCAGTACCGGGCGCAAGGCTTAAAGATGCTTGGCGTCCGCGCCACCTTCGAGGACGGCACCAACGGCTTAGAAGCCGGCGTGTCCGAGCTGCTCGATCGAATGCAGACCGGTCGCTTCAAGGTGTTTGCACACCTGAGCAACTGGTTCGAAGAATTCAACGTCTATCACCGCAAAGAAGGGCTCATCGTCAAAGAGAACGATGACCTGATGAGCGCCACGCGCTACGCGATGATGATGCGCCGCTTTGCAACGACGAAATCGTTCAAGAAACCACAGGCATTTAATCACCAAATGCCATCACCCACAGGTTGGATGACTTAATGGCGTACGCCTCGGACTCAGCCGCCACCAACGACCAAGATCTGATCGTTGAGTGCCAAGAGCGGTACAAGCTTGCGATGGACAGCGAAAGCGCCAATCGCACCGAGGCGTTGACCGACATCAACTTCGCCAACGGCGATCAATGGCCGGTCGACATACGCCGCGACCGCGACACCGACGGCCGTCCGTGCCTGACGATCAACATCACCGACGCGATGGTGCGCCGGGTGACCAACGCTTTGCGCGAGAACCGCCCCCGGATCAAGTTTCACCCCGTGGGCGACGGCGCCGACGTACAGGCGGCCAAGGTCCGCAACGGGCTCATGCGGCACATTGAGTCGGCCTCGAGCGCCGATTACGCCTACGACTGCGCGGTCGAGAGCGCCGTGCGGGGCGGTTGGGGCTACATCCGCGTCGGCAGCCGCTACGTCGACGAGCGCTCGTTCGATCAGGATCTGACGATCGATCCGATCCGCAACCCGTTCACTGTCTATTTCGACCCGACGAGTTCGATGCCGGACGGCTCGGACGCGTCCTGGGCAATCGTCTCGGACATGATGCGCCGTGACGAGTACCGCGTCCGCTACGGCGACGTCGATCCGCTCGGCTGGCAGTACATGGGCTCGGGTGACTCGGTCGCCGACTGGGCCACCAAGGAGCAGATCCGGGTCGCCGAATACTGGCGCGTCCACCGCAAGATGGACACGCTGCACATGCTCTCGGACGGCAGCACCAAGTTCACCGACGAGCTGCCCGAAGAAGACACCCTCGAAGCGGCCGGCATTGAGATCGTCCGCACCCGCCGGGTGATGCGTAAATTCGTCGAATGGTATTTGCTCTCGGCGACGGCCGTCCTCGACCGCCGCGAATGGCCGGGCAAGTACATCCCCATCGTACCGGTGTACGGCCGCGAGGTGGATCTCAACGGCCGGATCGTCCGCAAGGGCATGATCCGCGACCTGCGCGACCCGGCTCGCATGTACAACTACGGTCAGACCACCATGACCGAGGTGGCCGCGCTCCAGCCGAAGGCGCCCTGGCTGATTGCCGAAGGGCAGATGGAAGGCCACGAAGCGGCGTGGCGCGACGCCAACCGCAAGCCGATCGTCGCGTTACCGTACAAGCCGGTCACTGGTCCGAACGGCGAACTGATGCCGCCGCCGCAACGGCAGTCGGCCATGGCGCCGGCCGAAGGGCTGATGCAGTGGATACAGGGCTCGCAGTCCGACTTTATGGCCGTGGCGGGTATGCCGCACGAGCCGGGTCAGGACTCACCGGGCGAAGTGGTCTCGGGCTTGGCGATCAAGCGCCGGCAGGGCCTGTCGGACATCAGTCACTTTGACTTCGCCGACAACCTGACCCGCTCGCTCAAGCACATCGGTGCGATCGTCAGCGACCTGATTCCGCACTTCTACGACACGCAGCGTATCCAGCGCATCATCGGCGACGATGGCACGCCGGACACCACCACGATCAACGAGAAAGTCCGCGACCCGCTGACCCAAGCGGTGGTGCGGATCAAGAACGACCTCACCGGCGGCTTGTACGACACCGTGGTCGACACCGGCCCGGGCTACCAGACCAAGCGCGAGGAGGCCGCGGAGGCCATGCTCGAGCTCTTGGCGACGCCGCTCGGCGAGATGACGGCCAAGGTAGCGGGTGACGTCGTTGTCCGCTCTCTGGACTTCCCAGACGCCGACACGATCGCTGACCGCATGGCCGCGATGATCCCCGGCGCCCAGATCGACAAGGACTCTGACATCCCGCCGAAGGCGCAGATGATGATTAAGGGTCTACAGCAGCAGTTGCAACAGATGCAGCAGTCGCACATGGCGCTCGAACTGGAACTCAAGACCAAGTCGGGCATCGAGCAGATGCGCCAGCAGGGCGAGACGCAGCGTTTGCAGATGAAGGAACAGGCCGAGACGCAGCGCACCCAGATGGAACTCGGGGTGCGGCGCGAGGACGTGCAGACCAAGGCGCACACCTCAATGTTCGACACGCACGTCAAGTCCATCACCGCGCACGACGTGGCCGAGATCCACGCCGCGACGCAGCTGCTTAACACCCACGCCGAGGCCGAACACAACCGGCGTGCGGCGAAAGAACTCGAAAAGTCCGCAGAAAAAGCGGAACGACGGTCCGAATAGTTAATTCGTCTTGCGTGGTCTGGCAGACCCCGCGAGCGGTGACTCTTTGCCCCGCACTTGGCGGTTTCCAAGGGATCAATACGTGGGTAGACCATGGCTATTACGACTGTGACCAACGCAAACCTTGCGGATTACGCAGCGGAACGCACCAAAAGCGTCAATATTCAGACGAACGAACAGCTCGTCGCAGCGGTCGATAAATCGACTGGTACAGACGCCGAAAAAAGCCCGATTGTCGCCACCGGCAGCGAAACGTCGCCGGATGCGCCACCCGAGCCCCAGGGCGAACCCGATGCCCCCAAGAAAGGCGAGAAGAAGGACGTCCAGACTCGCATCAACGAACTGACTCGAGCTCGTAAAGAGGCCGAAGAATTCGCTGAAGACGAGTACAACGCCAAGCTTCGCGCCGAGCGCAGGATAGGCGAGCTGGAAGCACAGCTTGAATCGTTAAAGTCGATCGAACAGCCCAAGACTGAGGCACTCAAAGAGCCCAATCCGGCTGATTATCAGGACATCGCCTCGTTCGCGAAGGCCTTGACGGACTTCAACCGCAAGCTGACCGAACAACAGATCGCTAAAGCCCGTGATGACGAGCGGCAGCGTCTGGCGATGGAACGCCAAAACGAGTTGATGAAGACTCGTGTGGAACTTGCGAAGTCCGAATTTGAGGACTTCGACGAGGTCATTTCAGCCGCCGACCGGGTGAAAGTGGCCGTTCCAGCGCACGTACAGGCCGCGATATTGGAGTCCGAATACGGCCCGCATATCGCGTACCACTTGGCGAAAAATCCAGACGATCAGAAGCGGATCTTTGCGTTGCCCGCGGCGAAGGCGCTGCTCGAGCTCGGCAAGATCGAAACATCGTTTGAGAAATCGGCTGCGGCGGAAGCGAAAGCGGAAGCCAAGCCCAAAACCACTATTGAAACCACTCGCGCACCCGCGCCCGTTGCTTCAATTCGTGGATCTGAAGCCCCTGTAGCCACGAACTCGAGAGAGGCGTTGAGCTTTCAGGACTACAAACGGCTCCGGATGAACGAATTGAGGCAGCGCCGGCGCTAAAGCGCATAGGAGACTGTCTTGTCTAACAACCTTCTGACTATCAGTCAGATCACGAACGAGGGCCTGATGGTCCTCGAAAACGATCTGTGCTTTGCCGATCACGTTAATCGCCAGTACGCCTCGCAATTCGCCCTGTCGGGCGCCAAGGTCGGTTACACCGTCAACGTCCGCAAGCCGCCCCGTTACATCGGTACGACCGGCCCGGCGTTGAACGTGGAAGACACGAACGAGACCTACATTCCGGTCACGCTCACGACCCAGTTCCACGTCGACGTGCAGTTCACGACGGCCGACCTCGCGACCAGCGTCGACATGTTCAAGGAACGCATCATCAACCCGGCCGTGGCCGCGGTCGCGAACAAGATCGACCGCGACGGCGCGACGTATGCGTACCAGAACATCCCGAACGCGGTCGGTACCCCGGGTACGCCGCCGGCGTCGTTCCTGAGCTTCACGCTCGCGGGCGCGATCCTCGACGGTGAAGCCGCGCCTCGCGATGGCGAGCGCGTGGTCATCCTTGACCCGTTCAGCATGGCGTACGCGCAGGACTCCGTGAAGGGCCTGTTCAACCCGCAATCGGGCGTTGCCGAGCAGATCGAGAAGGGCTTGGTCGCCAAGAACTTCGCCGGCTTCGACTGGTACATGGATCAGAACGTGGTGTCCTACACGGTGGGCGCCCAGGGCGGTACGCCGACCTTGTCGAACAACACCTCGAGCGCGTGGCTCTCGTCGGGTTGGGCGTCGTCGGGTCTTATCCAGTCCACGGGCTGGACGGCTTCGGCGGCGGCTCGCCTGACCGTTGGCGACGTGATCACCGTCGCCGGCGTGTACTCGGCCAACCCGCAGAACCGCGGTGCGTACGGCTCCAACCGTCTGCGCCAGTTCGTCGTTATTGCGCCGCCGTCGACGTTGTCGAACGGTACGTACAACAGCACGACCGGTGTCTACAGCTCGTCCTCGGGCGGCGCTCTCGACTTCTACGTCAAGAACGCGGGCATCTACGGTGGCCAGTTCCAGAACGTCACGGCGCAGCCTGCGAGCAACGCCGCGATTCAGGTCTGGGGCTCGGCGTCGGGCGCTTATGCCGGCACGGTGTCGCCGCAGAACATTGCGATGCACCGCGACTGCTTGGCGTTGGCGTTCGCCGACCTCGATCTGCCGGGCGGCGTCGATATGGCCGCGCGTGCGGTCGACGAGGAAGCAGGTATCAACTTCCGCGTTGTTCGTCAGTACACGATCAACAACGATGCCCTGCCCACCCGCTTTGACGTGCTCTACGGATGGGCTTCGCTCTATCCGGAACTGGGCGTCAAGATCGCCGGCTAATCGACGGAGGGGGCGTAACAGCCCCCTCTATCCCCTTCTTTTCCGAGGTACTTTTCAATGGCTAATCCTGGACCGGCCACTATTGGCACGACCAACACCCAGCCGCCGCGGTCGACTTTGCAGACCATTCAGACGATTGCGGTGTCCATCACTCCGACTCAGATTGCGACGGCCAGCTCGGTCGAGCAGTCGTACGGCTTGAACGGCGCGACGTACGCGACCGCGGCGACCGGCATCTTGGCCGGCGACGTGATCCTTGCGATCAACCCGCCCAGCACCGCGGCGAGCTGCTCGATCGGTGGCTTCCGCGTCGACACGTCGACGGCTGACAAGTTCTACATCGACTGGGTGACGTCGGCTGCGACGATCACGCCCCCGTCGGGTACGTACTTGATCACGGTCGCTCGGTACATCTCGAGCGTGTCGACCAGCCCGGGCACGTTCTCGTCGCTGCCGTCGGCGATTACCACCAACTGATCAACGGGGCCGGGTAATACCGGCCCTTTTTAGGAGAAATCAATGCCAGGTGGAACTACTCCCCAAGGCGGCAATTGTAAGTTGCAGGACCTGCTCGCGTTGGCGGTTACGACGCCTTCGGTGACTGCCAACACGTCCAATACCGCCACTTACTCGCTGCCGGGCGTGTTGCCTTACGACATCGTCGACGTTCAGTCGCAGTCCCACGTTGCCGGCCTGTCGGTCGGGTCCTCGTGGTGTTCTACGGCGGGCTCGATCATCGTGCAGTTCGTCAATTCGACGGGCAGCACGATTGGCGCGCAAAGCAACTATCAGATCCTGATTCTCGTTTCTCGTTATGAGAACGCGAATTTGGGCCTGTCAACCTTCCCGTCAGCCATCGTCTAAATAGCAACGCTATACGTCTCGGAATACCGCCAGATTGCGAGCGTACCGTCGGCGACCAATTACGCGCCGATGGCCGGTCAGGCTCCGCAAGAGCCCCCGGTAGCGGAACAGACCATCGCAATCACGGGAAGCAGCACCGCGTTAGCCCAGTTTTCGGGTTACACGGCCATGATTCGCGTGCATTGCGATGCGATCTGTTTGATCAGCATTGGCAACAGTCCAATGGCGACCAACGGCACCTCAAACACTTTGGACGGCACCGACATCATCGCGGCCTACGGCGGCACGCCGGCTGCGAATTCGACGCCTTACGAAGCAACGCTCAACCTTTCGATGATGCGCCTTGGAGGCATGGTTAGATAATGGCTGCAAACAGCACCACCGCAATGGACATCATCACCGGCGCGTTGCGTAACATCAACGCATTGGAAGCCGGCGAAACCCCGAGCGCCGCAGACGCGGCTGACGCCCTGATGGTCCTAAACGACCTCATCGAGGCGTGGTCGATCGACAAGCTGATGATCTTCTCGTCGGTTGAGAACATCCTCACCTTTACGCCAGGGCAATACCAGTACACCGTCGGCAACCCCGTCGGCGGCACGTTCACCGGTACCCTCGTCAGCGGCTCACCCACTATCTCGGGCGTGACCATCCCGTCCAACCTCGTCGTGGGCGGCACGCTCACCGACGTGCAGTCGGCGATCCCCTCCGGCACCACCATCCTGTCGATCGGCACCAACACGGTGACCATGTCGGCGAATGCGACGGCGACGGTGTCGGCGGCCGAGACGATCACCTACACGACCCCGGGCAATTTCCCCATTGGCCGCCCGCTGCGGATCACGAACGCGTTCACCCGCATCACCTCAAGCGGTAACACCGGGCTCGATTACCCCATCGACATCGTCGGTCGCGACAAGTACACCGCCATTGGCCTCAAAGGTCTGGCCGGCCCGTGGCCGATCCTGTGCTATTACGACCCGACGTACCCGATCGGGAACCTGTATTTCTACCCCAATCCGTCGCAAGCGGGCTCGTTGCACCTGTGGACGGACACGATCCTGACGGACTTCGCGAACGTCAATCAGGCGATCAATCTCCCGCAAGGCTTTGCGCGAGCGCTCAAGAAAAACCTCGCCCTCGAGCTCGCCCCCGAGTACGGCAAGACCGCCGGGGCGTTGCTGGTGAAGCAAGCGATGGAATCGAAGGCAGCGATTAAAGCGTTGAACGAGATTCCGGACGTCGAAGCCTTCTTCGACCGCGACATCGTCCGCAGTCGCCGCACCGACGCCGGTTGGATCATGCACGGCGGCTTCGCGTGAGTTACGAGGGCGCTGATTTCGGCCTAGTCGGGGGTGCTTACGAAGCCCCGATGCTGTTGCAGGATGCCCAGCGGCTCATCAATTGGTATCCCGAGATCGATGCCGAGAAGGACGCCAAGGAGCCGATAGCGCTTCTGGGCTGCCCCGGCCTGAATCCCATACTCAGCACCCAGACAGGCCCCGTTCGCGGCTTGTGGGTGCTTCCCGGCGGTTCTACGGCCCTTGCCGTGGTCGGCGCGACGGTCTACCTCATCACGATGACGGTGCCGGCCACGCAGTCGAGCATTGCTCAGTTCTCAACCGCGATGGTCGGGACGCTGAACACCAATTCGGGGCCGGTCTGCATCCGCGACAACGGCGCCATTTTCGGCGGTCTGGGCGGCTACGCCGTCATCGTTGACGGCACCTACGGCTACCTGTATCGCCTGAGCGGCGCCGGCACGGCGACCACGACGGTCACCACGACCGCCGGTAGCAACGTAGTCACCTTCACCGGCTCGCCGAACTACCAATTCATCTGTGGCGCCACCGTCAGCGATTCGGGCGGTGCAATACCGGCCGGAACGACCATTACGGGCGTCAGTTACAACGCCCTGACGTTGACCCTGTCGGCCAACGCGACGGCCACCATCAGCACCTCAGACACCCTGACGGCCACGCTGCCGGCCTTCCAGCAGATCACCGACCCGGCGTGGCTACCCGCCGATCGCGTCGCCTTCATCGAAGGCTGGCTGATCTTCAACAACACCCAGACGCGCACGTTCTTCACCACCGCGCCGGTGCCGTACACGGTCAGCTTCGCGGGCGCCTTCTACGCGCTCAAAGACAGCTCGACCGACAACCTCGTCACGCTGTACGAGAACAACCGCGAGCTGTGGCTGATCGGTGAGCGGACGAGCGAGGTGTGGTTTAACCAGGGCGGCGCCAACTTTGCGTTCAGCCGCCTACCCGGCGTCGGCCCGCAGATCGGCTGCTCGGCCAAGCACTCGATCACCCGCATGGGCCCGGCGTTGGTGTGGCTTGCCCGCAATGAGCAGGGCGAGAACATGGTGGTGGCGACCAATCAGTACACATGGGAGCGCATCAGCACCCACGCGATCGAGCACGCCATCTCGGGCTACCCGTACGTGTCCGACGCGATCGGTTACGCGTACGAGGAGGAGGGGCATATGTTCTATGTCCTGACCTTCCCGACCGCTGACGTGACGTGGGTGTTCGACGCGACCACCAAGATGTGGCACCAGCGGGCGTCGTGGGATTCCACCGCCGGCGTCTACCACCGCCACCGCTCGAACTGCTACATGAACATGCAGGATCTGCGACTGGTCGGTGACTACCAGACCGGCCAGATCCACCAGATGTCGCGTCAGGTCTACACCGACGCGGGGAACATCCTCCGCTGCCAACGGCGCACCCCGCACGTCTGGTCGCGTGAAAACCGCCAGCGCGTGTTCATGGCTGCCATTCAGGTCGAATTCACCCCCGGCGTCGGTCTACAGACCGGGCAGGGCGCCAACCCGCAAGCCATGCTGCGGTGGTCGAACGACGGCGGCTTCAGTTGGGGCAACGAGCATTGGACGAGCATCGGTCTCGTCGGCCAGACCCGCAACCGTGCGACGTGGCGCCGACTGGGCCGCGCTCGCGACCGGGTGTTCGAACTCAACTTTACCGATCCCGTCCCTCGCGACATCGTGGGTGCCACGCTGTGGGCGCAGGGTGAGGCCAACGAAGGAGAAGCGGCTTGACCGTTGCGACCAATAACCTGCCGACGTTCGAGGTCTCGCTGACCGAGGGCAAGCAGACCAACAAGGTCTGGTATTTCTTCTTTAAGTCGTTGCTGAACGGCAACCCGCCGGCGAACGAATACGCGGTCACCCCGGTGCAGTCGCCGTACACCTTCGTGGCTCCGCAGCGCGGTTTTTTGATCGTGAACGGCGGGACGATCTCGCTCATCCAATTCAGCCGGAACGGGTCGACCAATTACACGACCGGGATGACGGCGGGCTGTTTCCCGGTCTCGGCCGGTGACTCGCTGATTATTCGCTACTCGTCGACTCCCCAACTTACTTTCGTACCTCAATGAGGCGCTAAATGGCTTCCGCAGTACCGTACAAATTCACCACGACGTCCAGCACGAACCTTCAGCCGGTACGCGCCGGACAGACGGCCAACGTGACTGGCATCTCGGTCGCTAACGTCGCCACGGCGATCTACATCAAGCTGTATTGGACGAACACCGGCGTGACCGTCGGCACGACCGTCCCGGCCATGACCATCGGCGTGGCGGCGAGCGCCAACGTGCTGCAAATGCTGCCGCCGGTGACGGGCAACGGCGAGCTGTGGGTGGCAGTCACCGGCGCTGCCGCTGACTCCGATTCGACCAGTGCCGCGGCCGGCGCGGTGGTGACGCTGCTTGTCGAGTGAGATCGCCGAGCGTATTGCCGCCTTCCCGGCTTTAATGAACGAAGCCGAGAAGGAGCTGGTCGCGCTCCCTCAAGTTCACGCCGACATCATTCATACCTTCGCCCCGGGCATCTACATGCGCCACGCCGTCATGCCGGCGCAGAGTCTGATGATGGGGCATTCGCACAAGACCGATCATTTAAACCTGCTGTTGCGCGGTACGTTGACCATGTTCAACGCCGACGGCAGCCGGTCGACCTTGTCGGCCCCGTGGCTGTCGATTGGTCAGCCTGGGCGAAAGATGGCGTACACCCACGACGAATGCGTCTGGGTCAACGTCCACTCGACCGACTGTCGGGATGTCGAGCAGCTCGACGAGATGTTCCTCGACATGACCGACCACTGGAAGGCGATTAAAGCGCAACCGGTAGCACCGCGCCTTGAGGACATCGAGGACTTTGAGCGAGTGCTGGGCGAAATCGGATTGACGGCTGAAGAAGTGCAGCACTTCTCACAAACGGATGACGTCATCCCGTTTCCGTACGGCAGTTACAAATGCAAGGTCGCGAATTCGGCGATTGCAGGGCGTGGCTTATTTGCCACGGCTCGCATTGCCGAGGGCGAGATGATTTGTCTGGGACGGATCGGCCAGAACCGTACGCCGGCCGGTCGGTACATCAATCACGGCAAGCACCCGAACGCGAAGATGGTGCTAATGCCCAACAACGACATCGGCGTCTTTGCCATTAAAGACATCACGGGTTCTTGTGGAGGCCACGACGGTGAGGAGATCACCGTGGACTACATACAAGGGCTCAAAGTTAATTTGGAGAGTATGCAATGAGTTCTCTCGTCGGCGGTACAGCGGGCGCAATTTTGGGTGCTGGCCTTATCGGCGGCGGTGTCAGCGCGATCGGCTCAATCATTGGATCGAGTCAGCAAGCGGACGCGTCACAAGCGGCGACGAATGCTCAACAGGGTATGTTCAATACGATGGTCGCCAATCAGGCGCCCTACGTACAGTCTGGCTACGGCGCGCAGAACTACCTCAATTACCTGCTAGGCATCCCCGGCTATAACTCGCCGACGGGACAATCCACTGCCAGCACGCCCAACTACGGCGGCGGCGGTGGCGCTCACGGCCTCGGGGGATATGGCGGTGGCGGGTACATGCAAACGACCGGCCAGAACGGCCCCGGTGGCCCCGGTGGCTTTCTCGGCAACCCTCAATTGCAAGCCGCCCCATCAAGCACCGCCTCGACCGCGGCGCCGGCGTCTTCGTCTGGCCCGGGTGGCTTTGGCTCGTTGCTGACCCCGTTCACGATCGACCAGTTCCACCAGATGTCCCCGGCGTACCAGTTCCAGCTTCAGCAGGGACAGCAAGGCGTATTGAACGGTGACGCTGCCGGCGAAGGTGCGTTGTCGGGTGCGGCTCAGAAGGATCTGATGTCGTTCAATCAGGGCGCTGCGAACACGGCATTTAACAACGCCTTTAATCAGTACCAGACGCAGCAAGGCAACATTTATCAGCGCTTGGGCCAAGTCGCCCAGCTCGGCCAGTCGGCCGCGTCCAACCAAGCCACGGGCGCTTCGTCGTTCGCCAACGGCATCGGTCAGTCGATGACCAACACCGGTACGGCCATCGGTGCCGGCATCGCCGGGGCGGGTAACGCCATCGGCAGCCAGATCAGCAGCGCGTTGCCCTGGTTGTTGGGCAAACCCGGCACTTGATTTCACTTGCAATGAATTGGGTCTCTAAAACAAAGAGCAAACCATGCCAGATATGACGCCTGTCGGAACGATGTTTAAGCCGCCTGATCCGAATGCGGGCTTGAATACGTATTCCAACATCCTCGGAATTCAGAATCAGCAGCAGAATCTTCAGATTCAGCAGCAGCAGCTCAAGCAGCAGCAGATTCAGGCGCAGGAGATGCAAGCCATCTCCGACATCGGCAAGAACCCGCCGATGAAGGATGACGGCAAGGGCAATCAGGTCATTGATCCCGACGCATTTACTCAGCAGCTGTTACAGCGAGCCCCGAACTTTGGCTTGCCGAAGGCGGGCAATCTGCTTGATGCCCTGCAAAAGGGTCTGGATCTAAAGAAGTCGTATCTTGCCCTCGACACCGGCTTGCAGAACGAAGGTAAGCAAATCATCGGCGCATGGAGCGCTCATCCTGATGCGCCGCTGTCAGACTTGGCGTCTCAATTGGAAAATTGGTCGAACGAGCGCAAGGATCATTACCCCGGCGTCGTTGACGTCAAAAACAATTTGCTAAAGATGTTGGCTACCTATCCAGACCCACAACATCAAAAAATGTTTGGGCAGCAGGTTGCGCGTAGCGCCCTCGATCAGGGTGCGCTTACCGGGCCGCAAGGTTTGGCTACCCCGCAACCGGCTCAGGTCGACGCCAACGGTCAAATTATCAACGGCACTCGAGCCCCGGCTTTGGCCGGTGGTGGCTTCACTCAGACGGGCGAACCCATCAAGAAAACGACGGCCCCGTGGCAAACGCCCGAATATGCCGGCCGCGTGGCACAGGCGTCCGCGTCTGGAACTGGCACCGCCAGCGGCGACATTGATCGCAAAAACCAGATCAGCGCCGCCGTTGCGCCGTCGAACAATGCCATCTCGACAATCGCTGAAATGCGGTCGCTCACCCGGCAGATCAGCCAGGGCAGCTTCAGTCAGCAGATTCTCAAGGCGTCGCAAGCCGCCGGCGATTCGTCGCCTGAGATCACCGCTCGGAACTTGCTCAAGAAGGACATGGCCAACCTCAAAACGTCGGTCGGCTCTGCGGCTACGACGGACGCTCAACGGTCGACGATCGACCAGAGCTTCCCCGACCTCGAAAACCCCGACGTACCGACGGTTACCCGTGCGTTGGATCGTATCGAGGGGACGATGCGCCAGAACCTTGTGCGCTCTCGGTCGGCTCAGGACTACCTCAAGAAGCATCCGGACGCCGGTGGATTGCAGCAAGCGGACGATAAGCTGATGTCGGATGCCGATCCGCTCATGCATACCTACAACGCGCTGAAAAGTCCTCAAGATCGTGCCGAATTCCTCAAGCGTCATTTCGACTCGCCCGAGCAGGCGAAAGATTTCATCAATCGCAAACGCGCACACGATCATGTCGGTGGCCTAAATGAGTGATGCAGATGATGCCGCGCTGACGCTTGCGTATGCCAGCACGCCCAAGAGCAGCTCGAAATCATCCAAGCCTTCGGGCGATCCCGATGCCGATGCCCTTGCGGCGGCGTACGCCCCCCAAGACAAGCCCAAGAGCGATCGGCTGACGGGCGAAAGCAAAGAGCAGTTTGCTCATGGCAACTTGAAGTTGCCGTGGCTTGACTTCGGTGTAGGCCCGAAAGCCCCGCCGAAGGTCTATCCGAACGACCCCACTGCGGGTGGCGGTAACCTCAATGTGGCCGGCTACGACACCGGCATTCACATCCCCGAAACGCCGTATCGCTTTTTGGCCGCCGCGGGATACGGAATGAATTCGGCGTTGCAAGGCATCGGTCAGGTTCTAGGCACGGTCTCTCGCGAGGACGTCAAGAACACCCGCGAATTGGCCGAACCGTTGCTTGCCACGCCAGCCGGTAAGCTGGGTAACTTGGTCGGCAGCGGGGTTGCGTATGCACCCGCTGCTATGATCCCCGGCGCAAACACCGCTCTCGGTGGCGCCCTGATCGGCGGCGGTGTTGGCCTACTTGCCCCATCGGCCAGTTCGACGGAAACCGCCGGAAACGTCCTCGGCGGCGTCGTGGGTGGCCCTGTGATTAATCGAGCAGGGGCAGCCTTGGGCGCCAATGCTTCGATGGCTCGAGGTGGCCTAGGCGGTATCGCTCCGTCGCTGACCCAAGGTGCTGCCCATTGGTCGCAACAGCCGACCTCGATGGGTGCCGCGTCGGCGTCGGGTGGCAACGTGGTGGCTGCAAGCCCCGATTTGCAGGAAGCCTATCGAGCCGCCGTGGCGCAGGGGCAGACTCCGAAGCCCGAAGTGCTGTCGCGCCACGCCGAAGCCGATTCGCTCCCGGTACCGATTCGTCTTACCGAAGGTCAGGCGACTCAAAGCCCCGCCATTCTTTCTCGCGAGATGAATCGCCGCGGCGTGACAGGCTTAGGCGATTTCCACAACGCCCAGGACGAAGCGCTCAAGGCGAACTTGCAGCACCTGCGCGATCAGGTCGGCCCCGACGTATTCACGACCAACGCCACCGAGCATGGCGACACGCTCATTCAGGCGTACAAGGATCACGACGCCCCGATCGTCGCCGACATCAACGCCAAGTATCAGGCGCTCAACGATGCCGCTGGCGGCAATTTTCCGGTCGACGGGCAGACGTTTGCCGAGAACGCCCGGGCGGCGCTCAAGAAAAGCCTCAAGAGCAACTTTGTGCCGGCTGGCATTGAGTCGGATCTGAAAGCCTTTGAAAGCGGCGAACCGATGTCGTTCGAGCAGTTCGAAGCCATGCGGACGAACCTCGCGAGCGAAGCCCGCGACAACCCCAGCGGCAACGCTCGGGCCGCGGCGTCGATCATTCGGCAGCAGCTCGAGGACTTGCCGCTTAAAGGTCAGGCCGCCGAGCTGAAGCCGTTGGCCGACGCGGCTCGTTCAGCCGCTCGCAGCCGGTTTGAGGCACTGGAAGCCGACCCGGCCTACCGAGCAGCGGTCGAAGACACGGTGCCACCGGACAAGTTCGTCCCGAAATTCGTCACCGGCGGCAACCGCGATCAGGTGGCACTGATGCGCCAGAACCTTGGCAACAACGATCGGGCGCTGCAAACGATGGGCGTGGCGACGTTGGACGATCTACGCACGGCTGCCGGGATCGACTCGCAGGGCAACAACGCGTTTAACCAAGCGCGGTTCAACAAGCGGTTAGAAGCCTTGTCGCCCAAGATGCAACACCTGCTGCCCGGCGAAGAATCGCAGACCCTGCAAACGCTTGGGAATGTCTCGCGCTACGTCAAAGCGCAGCCGGTCGGTCACGTCATCAACAACAGCAACACCCTCACGGGTGCGCTGGCCGAAGGTGCGGGCAATCTGGCGACCACGATGGTCGACGCCAAGACCGGCGGCCTTGCGTCGTTGGGTCGCAAGGGTTGGCAGATGATCAACAAGGGCAAGGAATTGCAGCAGACCACCAAGCCGTTGGCTGGTGGCTTTGAGGAACCGAAGTAAGCGCGTCAGCTCATTGGTGATTGTTGGTAGAAACCCAGAACAGCACGAACGCCAGTATGACAAGGGCGGTAATCAAAACGACCTTGCGGAACGGTTCGTGAAAGACGGCCAATACCAGCACGACCGACGCAAACATCCAGACCATAGCCAACTCCTTGGCAGGAACACATGACGACTTTAGTACCCTCACTTTTTTACCGCGATTGGGACGCAAATGGAAACCCTCTCGTCGGAGGTCTGGCTTACACGTATTTGGCCGGCACGACAACCCCGGCGGCTACGTATACGGATTCGTCGGGTGTTACCCCCAACACCAACCCGGTCGTACTCAACGCTCGCGGTGAGGCGGCGATCTGGCTGCCGTCGAATATCGGCTACAAGTTCGTGGTCACCGATTCGGTCGGCAACACCATCCGCACGGTCGATAACGTCATCAATTCCACCGCCGGGGGCTTGTACGCCGGCACCTCGACCGGGGCGGCTAACGCCTACCTGCTGACCTATTCGACAAGCTGGTCGGTCTTGTCGGACGGCGTGACGGTGTACTGGCTGCCGTCGGCCACCAACACCGGCGCGTCGACGATTAACGTCAACTCCACCGGCGCGATCGCCATCACCAACCCCGACGGGTCTGCCCTGGTTGCCGGCCAGATCGTCGCCGGGCAAGTCGCGGCGCTCATGTACCGCAATTCGGCGTGGCGACTGCTGCTCACCGGCACGGTGCCGCAGATCCTGCCGGGCTTCACGGCCCTCAATGCCGGCACCACGGTGCCCGATTCGGGCGGTACCGCGTGGCCGGTGGGTTACGCCGGGGTGCCGCAGAACGGCCAGACGGGCGCCTACACGTTGGTCCTGAGTGACGCGAACAAGCACATCTACTACACCGGTGCCTCGTCGGTGGCGTTGACCATCCCGGCCAATGCGTCGGTGGCGTACCCCATCGGTACGGTGCTGACCTTCGTTAACGACGCCTCGGCGGCGGTCTCGATCACGATCGCGATCAACACCGACGTACTGGTCTGGTCGCCGTCGGGCGCCACCGGCACCCGCACCTTGGCGCAATACGGTCGCGCGGTGGCCCAGAAGGTTGCCAGCGCCCGGTGGCTGATCTCGGGAACCGGGCTGACGTGAGCGGCATAGAGGCCATTCTGATGGCCGACCCGAACGTGGTGTTCTCGCCCACGCAGACCGTCTACAGCACGCACGGCACTTACACCGTCACCATCCCCTCGGGCGCCTCGACCATGACCGTCGAGTGCTGGGGGGCGAGCGGCTACGGTGGCCACGGCGTCCCTCGAGGGGGCAGCCAAGGCGGCGGCGGTGCGTCGGGCAGTTACTGCCGGTCGGTCTATTCGGTCGCGGCCAATAACGGCCAGACGCTGACGGCGGTGGTCGGGTATGCGGCCTCGTCGGCCTCGACCGTGACCAATGCGACGTTCTCGACAACGGTGGCCATGAGCGCCCCCGTGGGAGGCAACGGTGGTCTGGGTACTTTTGCTGCTGACGGCATTGGTGGCGTGGCGGGTGCGGCAGCGACGGGCGGCACGGCCGCCAATCTTGCCGGTAACGCCGGGCAGCCCGGCGGCGGCTACGGTTCCGGCACCGGCGCCGGCGGCAACGGCGTGGTCGGCGTCTACGGCACCGGCACCTCCGGCGGCAACGGCACTTTCACCATTGCCAATAGCCCCGGCCAAGACGGCCTCATCATTTTTAACTTCGTCTGAGGTTTCGATGACCACAGTCACTTCGTCCTACGTACCCGTCTGGCGGTTCGCGGACAACAACAACAATCCGTTGGTCGGCGGCAAGGTGTACACGTACTACGCCGGCACCACGACCCCGGCAGCGACGTACACGGACGCCACGGGGTCGACCCCGCTCACCAATCCGATCATCCTGAATGCCCGCGGTGAGACGGCGAATGCGTCGGGCGCGAGCTGCTCGGTGTGGTTCTCGACCACGATCGCCTACAAGATCGTCGTGCAAGACTCGTCGGGCAACCTGATCTGGACGGTCGACAATTACACCATCCCGTCCCAGGCATATTCGGCAGCCTACGCCGACACGTTTACGGCAACGGCGGGGCAGACGGTCTTTACGCTCACGGGTACCGTCGGCTCGCAGAGTGCGCTCGATGTCTCGTTAGACGGTGCGACACTGGTCAACGGTGTTGACTTTACGTGGACGTCGCCCTCGACGCTGACCCTGACGGTGGGCGCTAAAGCCGGTCAGATTCTGTTGGTCAAATACCTGATCGCGCAAGCCATGGGGACGATGGTGGCGGGCGGTACCTCGGGCCAGATCCTTTATAACAACGGTGGCTCGGTGCAGGGCTTCACCATGAGCGGCGACGTGACGGTGGTGCCGACCACGGGGGTGGCGACGGTCAATGCGCCGTCCAGTCACATCACCTACACCCAAGGCGGCACGGGCTCGACATCGAGGACGGTGACGAGCAAGTTGCAGGAGAGCGTGAGCGTTCTGGACTTTGGTGCGGATCCGACGGGAACGAATGATAGTGGGCCGGCATTCAGGTCTGCTATGGCATATGCGTCTGCGGCAGGCGGCGCAAGAATTACAATTCCAACAGGGACGTTTTCGTTTGACACTTGGGATACGTCGTCGTTCTATTCAACAAACTGTTTAGCGTGTTTTTGCGTCCCGTCAAATACTGAACTGGCTGGCGCGGATCAGTTTGCAACAATTCTCAATATTCGGAGTGCCGCTCGATCCGGTATGTACGCTAGCGGCGCGAACAGAACCCATGTCATAGGATTCCGCAGCGGCCAAACCAATCAGTATCTGCGCGATTTTTCGGTCGCGTGGGGCGGCATTGTTCAGCAGGCATCAAATGACTATGCCTACGTTGCCAGAACGGTGTCGGGCGGCGTGACATTTGAGCGCATTTATTCGGTGCAAGCTCCTTGCACCAACATGATTTGCGACTCTAGCGGCGGTAGCGGCGCACCGATCGTCATCCGTTCGTGTTGGTTCCAAGATTGCGGCCCCAACATGACGGGCAATTCGGCCTTAAACGCAGACTTTTCGTTTATTTATTTGCAAGCTGCAAATTGCATTGTTGAGAACAGCAAGTTTTACAACACGTCAAACGCTCTAAATAACTGTGGCGGCGCAGAAATGCACGGCACAAACTTTACGTTCAGAAACAATTTCGTCAAAAACTGTTGGCCTGCCATGTATATAGGTGACGACTATGTGACTCAGGTCATTTATTCGCCGGTGATCGACGGAAATTATTTTGGATACAACAGCACCGGCCTAGAAATTATTTACAAGACGGTCGGTATGCGAATCGTCAACAACTACTTTGAGGCCAACCTTGATTCGGCCAAGCCCGGCAACTTTACGCACATTTTCTGCCCAATTTTGCAGGTCAGCGGTGTCAGCCAGACAACTTTGACGCAAGGCTTGCTCATTGAAAATAACTATTTTGATTCGTCGTTGTTCCGATCTGGCAGCGCCATTAGCGCGCCGTATCAGATGAACGCCGTGCATCTAACTTGTTTGCTCGGCGCTCGCATCGCTAACAACATTTTTTACGCTTGTAATTGCGCGGTTGCGTTGCAGGGATCAATCACAGCGTCTCACAAGGACGTAGTGATTGAAAACAATCTTGCCGTCCAGATGACTGACTTTACGTCGTACTCGACTGGTGCGGTTTCGCTGCTCGGAGACTCAACCGGATGGGCAAGCGGCGCGGTGTTTACGGACATTTACATTCGGAACAATCAGTTCCTGCGAGACAGGTCTTTGTCTGCCGCCACGATGGGTGCGGTTGTCTGCACTCAGAGCGCGTCTCCAGCCACCAGTTATACAAACATCCAGTACGACGGCAGCAACCGAGTCGTCAATCTTTCTGGATCAATTCTTGGCAACGGCACAAGCAACGTCATCACTAGCCAAGCTTTCCCAACGTACGGCCCAACGGTGACGATTGACGCTTCAATTGGAAGCCTGTTTGAAATTTCGGCCAATAACACAACGGCATTCACCATTTCCAACCCCACAAACGGTGTATTGGGAACAGTGCCGTACCTTGGTCAGACACTGACCATTATCATCAAAAACCTTTCTGGTGGCGTTCTGGGTACGGTAACTTGGTCAAGTTCTTACAAAATGTCCGCGTGGACGTCACCGGCCGCCGGAAATCAGCGCAGCATTACTTTCCGATGGAACGGGACTAATTGGTACGAAATAGGCCGCACACCGTCGGATGTTCCGAACTAAGGACACCCCATGACAGCCTCATACAACCTCTCCCAGCTCGGCAGTCACTACAACCAGGGCGGCACTGGCGCTGTTGACCGCACTACGGCGTCGAAGCTGCAAGAGTCGGTCAGCGTTCTGGACTTTGGTGCAGATCCGACAGGGGCTACAAATAGCGCGACGGCAATATCCAATGCGTTCACCGCGTCCCCCGTTGGCCCCGTGTCGTTTCCATACGGCACCTATTTCTCTAGCCAAATCTCCGTGCCAAGCAATGGAACTTTGCGAGGCAATGACTCGCTGGTCAATGCGTCAGCGAACTCAATCACTATCGTTTATGCGACGGGCGGCCCCGGATTAGGTAATACCTACTACCAAGAAATCCGTGACCTAAACATCAGCAACAACAGCAAAACGGGAATCACCGGCTTTGCTGTAGACACGGTCAATCCGGTCGCTAATCTCACGATGTCCAATGTGAAAGTTGAATACGCCGACACGGTGTCATTCAATTTTGGGCAAGTGCAGTTCTGCCGATTCACGAACTTGATCGCCAATGGCGGGACTGGAGTCGGATTCTATTTGTCTCCAATCGTCGCCGGCGGCGGGGCAAACAGCAATGACTTCTATGGACTGATTGCAACGTCAAAGCAAGTCGGTTTGATGATTGATGGCAGCCCGGGCAACTGGGGTTCCATTGCGAACAATTTTTACAACCTGCAAACGAACGGCAACAGTCTTTGCGGCATCGCGATATTTAGTGCGTCTGCGACGTTCTACGGTGGATCGCCTGAAGGCAACTGCCAAAGCGGCCCGACGTCCGCGACGATCCAAGGCAAGACCGTCAAGCAGTGCTCGCTGTACCTCAGTAGCGCGAGCGCTCGATGCGAGGATTTTGTTGTTGAGGAATACGGCGCAACGACTTTTGCAATTTTAGAAAACAGTTCGACGCTGACGTTGGGCAATGTTTCTGGCGGTTCGTCAACCACCGGCAGCTATTTGGTCAAAGCAGATTCGACCAGTGGCGTTGTGTTGACCGGCCGCTTTCAAGGTATCGGCCTGACGCAAAATGTTCTGCGGTGGCCCGACGAAATAAGAATGGCGCAATCGGGCGGAATCACCCAGCAGTGCGTGTTGTACGGAACGCCAATCCTGACCATTGATTCCTCAGTGACTCCGCTACTGGCAGACGCATCGCCGACCATCGGAGCCTATGGCGGATCGGCGGGTACGCTGACTTATGTAGAAGATCCAGAACTCGGCAATTGCGCAAACATCGCTTGCACGTCCGTCGCGGGTGGTTCGGTCAACGTATTTAACATTCCGGGTTTGTTGGCAAACCAAAACATCTTAATTACCTTTTTGATTAAGTCGTCGGTTACCTGCCCCGTAAGCGTCATTTTTTATGACGGAACCAACACTCGCAGAATTGGCACGGATGGCGGGTTGTCGTTGGTGGCCGGACAAACAACGCGAGTTGTCCTATCCGCGGCTGTTTACAACGCTGGATCGTCAGGCTCAGTGCAAATCACGCCATACGACACATCGGCGCCTGTTCTGAAAATCGCCAAAATGCAGGTGTATCAGGGGCCCGTCAACAACGAAAAGACGTTTGCCGACATGGCAACCATCGTCAAAAACGGGTTGTTTAATCCCGGCGTCACGAGAGAAACGGCGACAAATCTGGCGCTTGCATCGGCGACGGTTAATTCGATCAACAAGTATCCCGGCAAGCAGGTATGGGATACCACTAACAATCGAGTCGTTTTCGCGTCTGGTCGAGCAACAACCGCCGTCTGGAAAGACGGTGTTAACAGCACCGTTTACACGCCAGTTTAAGGACACCCCATGATCCACGCCGACTTCAACACCGTCCTCGAGGCGGGTGACCCCGAAGAACTGACGCAGCTCGAGCTGGCCCAGAAGGTCGGTGACGCGCTCAACAAGGCGTACCCGAATCACCGGAAGGAAACATTATGACCTTCGTCCTCCTCGCCACGGTCGCGATCTTGCTGATCGGCGACTGGTTACTCAACGACGATAATTTTCGCCCCCGCCACTAGGAGATTTCAATGGAAGCCCTCTTGTACCTCTTTATCGCCCTCGTCCTCGTTGCGGGTGGTGCTGTTCTCTGGGAAAAGCTCGGTGCCAAAGCCACCGCCGAAGCAAACGCCGTCAAGGCCGCCGCGGACGCCGTAAAAAGCGACATCGGGAAACTGTGACATGGAAGGGTCAGTCAATGAAAAGGTTGCCGACGGCGCAGCCCTGACCGCGTGGATAGGTTGGTTCTTCAGTCACTTAACCGCAGCAAACGAAGTGCTACAGTTCATCGTACTGTGTATCGCTCTGGTTTCCGGCACCTACGCCCTGTTGTTCCATCGTAAACGACTGAAGGCCATGGAATGAGCGCGGAGTTGGACATCGCCTTACCGCGAGTCAAGTCGGCAGAGGGCTTCCGGCCCTCTGTCTACCTCGATACCGTCGGCGTCCAGACCATCGGCTACGGCTGCGCCCTGCAAGACTGGCCCGAACCCTTCGCCAGCGCCGTCGCCAAGATCCAGCTCGAGCAAGCCGAGGCCGAGTGCGCCTCGATCGCCGGCTACCTCGACCTCGATCCCACCCGGCGCTCCGTCCTCATCGAAATGATGTTCAACCTTGGCCCCACCCGGTTGAGCGGCTTCCACGACCTCATGCGGGCCATCCGTGACAAGGACTACACCGCGGCCAAGGAAGCCATGCTCGACAGCAAGTGGGCCATGCAGGTGAAAGGCCGGGCCGTCCGCTTGGCGACCATCATGGAAACAGGAGTCGATCCGCAATGAACAAGCTTAAAGCGTTGGCGCTCTACGCCATCGACCGGGGCAAGGAGCCCTCAAGCTGGGCCGGCGTCGCCGCCATGCTCTCGCTTGCTCACCACAGCCTCACCTCGGAGCAAGCGGCCAATCTCGCCCTGGTGGGCGTCATGGTCGCCGGCGCCGCTGCCGTCATCGCCAAAGGATAGCGACATGATCCCCCAAACGATCCCGCTGCTCGGTCACACCATTCAAGTGTTCGTGGCCAAGCCGGGCGAGTGGGCCTTTGGGGAGGACTGCTGCGGGATCTGGTTGCCGACTTTGCACCAGATCCACATCAGCGGCGAGATCGACCAGTCGCTCCAGCTCCATACCTTCTTCCACGAGATGGTTCACGCCATCTTGGACATGATGAACCACAAGCTCGGCCGCAACGAGGTGTTTGTCGACACCTTGGCCGGGTTACTGCACCAGGCGCTGACCGGTGCCGTTTATCCGAAGCCCGCCCGAAAGCGGGTATCCAAGAAATGATGTGCGACGTCACCTCATAATTCCCGATGCCCAAATCAGGCCGGGATCCGATACCACCCACATAGACTGGGCCGCCGAAGCCATTGTCGAATACCGACCCGACGTCATCGTCGTGATCGGCGACTGGTGGGATCTGCCCAGCCTGTCCATGCACGACGCACCCGGCTCTAAAGAAGCCGAAGGGCGGCGGGTCATGCCCGACATCGAGGCCGGCAACGAAGCGTTCGACCGCCTCGTGAGGCCGATGGAAGACGAGCGGATGCGCCTCGCCAAAGGGCGGCGCAAGATGTGGAGCCCCGAGTGTCATTTCCTGTTCGGAAACCACGAACACCGGCTCACCCGAGCGATCTTCCGCGACCCCAAGTGGGAAGGCATCATCAGCCTCGATAGCCTCAAGACGCCGTGGTTTACCCGCCACGAGTTCCTGAAGATCGTTGAGATCGACGGGGTGAAGTACAGCCACTACTTCCCCAACCCTTACAGCGGTCGCCCCATCGGCGGCACGATCGTCTCGCGCCTCAACAACATCGGCTCGAGCTTCGTCCAAGGCCACCAGCAGGGCTTCCTGTACGCCTCCAAGCAGTATCCGGATCACGTCAAGCACGGTCTGGTCTGCGGACGGTTCTACCTCGACAACGAACATTACCGACCCGCCGACGTCCAGAATTCCGAGTGGAACGGCATCGTCATCCTTAACGAAGTCGAGAACGGCACATACGACCTGATGCCGCTCTCGATGACTTATCTCAGGCGCAAATATGGACAACGACCCCAAAGCGGACTACGGCGACCACGTCATGGTGCTGTCGAATCTGTACGCCTACCGACAGCGGCCGTTGCCGCGGTTCGGTAAGTATTCCGTCGATGACAAGCTCGTCATCATTCACAAGCAGCTCGATGAGCTGTACGGCATGGTTGAGGTGATCAAATGCGCTTTAAACGACCTGTGGAAGATAGTCGACCCATCGAAATCCCCGACCCGATAAACGACCCCGAGCACTACCGCCAAGGCATGATCGACTGCATCACGGCCATCGAGGCGCAGCTCACGGCTGAGGAGTTTCGCGGCTACCTGAAAGGCAATATTGCCAAGTACGTGTGGCGCGAACGCAAGAAGGGTGGGGGAGAGTCGCTGCGCAAGGCGCAGTGGTACCTGAACACCCTCTTGGACAAGACGCCGTGATCTGGCTCGCCCTGCTGCGTCGCTTCTGGTGGGCCGTCCCGTTGCTCGGCCTACTCGGCACGATCGGCGTTTTGCACCACGAACGGGACAGTGCCAGGGCGAAAGTGGTCGCGCTCGAGGACACCCTCAAGGCCATTCAAGCGGCCCACACCGCGGCCATTAAGGTCGCCACCACCGAGAAGGAAAACGCCGATGCCGCGTATACGTCGAGCAGCCATGCTGCTGCCCTGTTGGGCGATAGTCTGTCTCACCGGGTGCGTGACTACGAAAACCGTCTACGTACCCGTCCCGTGCAAGACCCCGGTCAGCCTGTCGCAACCGTCGGAAGCGTTGCCGCTCCTGAAGCAGCTCGACCTGACGTTGAAGCCCTCCTCGGTGACGTTGTCGCCGCCTGTACCCGCGACGCTACCCGACTCCAAAATGCCGTGGACTGGGCCGCGACAGTAGCCCATGACAGCGCCCCAGTTACCCGTCCCTAAATGGGCTTCAGACGTCCTGAGACGGCTTGACGAGCTGCCGTCTATCCTTCGGCAGCAAGAGACGATCGGGCGGCTCCTGACGGTTATACGGGCGCTGACGGACGAGAAGGATGCGCTGATTAAGGCGCTGGCCGACAGCCGCAATCAATTGGCGGCGGCAAAGGCGGAGATCGACGAGCTGCAACAGGTCATTATCAAGCGTTTGTCCGGCAAACCCTGATGGGCCACGCCGTCCTACTGATCTTGT